ATTATATCAAGGTGGGTAAATAGAAATAAGAGGTAATAAGAAATGGCAAATTTAATAACAACTAAAAGCGCACAACCATCTTACATAGAAAAATTTGATGTAGTATCAAATAAGAGTCAGGGGAAAACAGTTAGTGTTGTAAATGGTGCCGTTCGTCTAATGTATTATGAAAGTATCCTTCAAGACACTGTTAAGATAACTTATACGTTTGCTGATACTGGAAATACTGTTGACAATAAAACTGCATTGGAGGGGTTGCCAATAGTTGGACAAGAAAAAGTTTCAGTAAAATTTAAGGATAATAATGAAGTGGTATTAAATTTGACAATGTATGTAAACAAAGTTACTCCTCTAAGTGATGATACAACAAAGTCTATGATTCAGTTGGAACTTGTTTCCAAAGAATTTATTTTGAACGAAAAGATTAGACTCAATGAAAGATTTGATGGTAAGATATCCGATCATCTTAAAAAGATTTTAACTGCACCCAATTATCTTGCAACCAAGAAGAATATTGATATTGAAGAAACTTCAAATAACTATAATTTCATAGGCAATAATAAAAAACCTTATTATGCAATGAACTGGTTATCAAAGAAAGCAGTTCCCAATTTTAAAGAAGCAAAAGGAAATACTGCTGGGTATTTTTTCTTTGAAACTTCTGAGGGTTTTAAATTTAAGTCAATTGATTCTTTATTGAGTCAAGAAAAGAAGAAGTCAATTATCTATAACCAGACACCAGATTCGAGAGGTGATAATATACCATCTGGATACGATGCCAAAGCTCTTGAATATTCTAAGGACAATAGAGTTGATGTTCAAGAAAAACTTAAAATGGGTGCATATTCCACTAGGACAGTTTTGTTTGATCCATTTAATTGTTACTATGAGGTTATTGTTCCAAATGCAAAAGAGATAGAAAAGAAAAATGGAATTAAAACATCTGGAAAGGAACTTCCAACTTTAAATCCAGAGTTTAATAGAACTGGTAATAATAAAGATTTTTCGAGAACAACTTATTATCTTCTTGATAAAGGTACTCTTCCATCCGGAGGAATTCAACAGCAAATTGAAAAATCTAAAGAAGAAAATTTTGAATATAAAAATATTTTAAACCAAGCGATTATGAGATATAATCAACTATATTCTATAAAAACAACAATCACAATACCTGGAGATTTTTCCTTACATGCTGGTGATGCCATTTTTATTGATGCACCAGAACTTGCTACTGAGACTACGGATGTAAGTAAGGAAAATGGTGGTCTATATATTATAGCAGATTTATGCCACTATATTTCTCCAAAAGAAACTTACACAAAATTAAATTTAGTAAGAGATTCTTTTGGTAGAATTGGAAATCACACCTCCGGCAAGATACCATTATGACGGACAGAACTCTTCAACAACACATAAATGATGATCGAGATGAACTTGATAATCCAAACACAAGTGGACAACGTAGGCGTCACTTGCAGGATGAATTGGGAAGTTTGGAACAGTATCGAGACAATCATCCAGGTGATGACCACGATCCCACATCATTAGAATTATATTGCGATGAACATCCAAGTGCTCTTGAATGTAGAATTTATGAAGAATAATAACTAATGGAAGGCGGATCTTTATTTAATTCGGGTTTTCTTGGAACACATTTTAGTTGGTGGGTAGGACAGATCGCCAGTGATTCAACCTGGCGGGATAATATTCTTTCGGGAAAATTTGAGAGTAAAGATCAAATTCCGGGATGGGGTAGGAGATATAAAGTTAGAATCATAGGTCTTCATGATAGAGAAGAAGAATCAATAGCATCGGATCAACTTCCTTGGGCACAAGTAATGTATCCTGTGACTGCTGGCGCTGGTCAAGCAAATGCAGGAGCAACATCAAATCTTCGTCAAGGAATGTTTGTTTTTGGTTTCTTCCTTGATGGACAAGAGCAACAAGTTCCTGTCATTATGGGAGTTCTTGGCAACAATGCTCAAACAGCATTATTAACTCAAACTGGTAATAATAAATCTAATTTTGCTGCCACAAGTGGTCACGCAACTCCTGTAGATGGAAATAAAGATCCAAATATAAAAGTTCCAGATGAAGGACTTGTAATTACTAAACCAAAGTCCACAGAACAATCTGCGGAGTGTGCCCCCATTCCCCCAGGAACTCAATTAGATAAGTATGGACTTCCTTATGGAAAAGCAACTCTTATTCAATTGAGGGATATCCAAAGTGCATCAGCTGAAGCATCTGCAAGAAATTTAGCAGGTTCTGCTTTTGATGAGTTTGTTAAAAATGCTGTTCAAAGTGGTATTAAAGCAAGATGTGAGGCAGCAAATTCGCCAACATCTCCATCACAACCCGGAGCAACTAAAGAAAATGTTGACGCAGTACATGAACAATCAAAAGCAGACGTTGTAAGAAATGATTATTATCAAAGAAAAACTGTCTTAATGTCTCCTTGCGATACTGTTAAGTCCGCACTCAAAGCAATTCAAATTGAACTTGAAAATTTAACCAAAGATATTGATAAAGTTTTAAATGCTTCCCAAAGTTATGTTGATGCGGTATCAAATATACTTGGAGATATTCAATCGTTAATCGCAGATTTTGCCTGCATTATTGCAAAGTATATGAAGATAGTTTTTAATAAAATTATGGAATATATTTTAAAACAAGTCAATAAAGGTCTCGCTCCTACAGTAGAGCAACTTCCTCCTAATATGAGAAATAGGTATTTTGATATTAAAGCAACTATTACAGAATTGATTACTTGTTTATATAATAAAATTTCAAATAATCTTTGTGCTTTAATTCAGGGTATTTTGGATAAGCAACTTAAAAAACAGTTGCCCGCAAAGAGTCCTAATCCAAAAACCCCTGTCACTCCAATTTGTTCAGTTGAACAGTTGACTGGAGATGTAATCGCTTTGAATATGAATGAAATGACATCGGGAGTCAATGGTATTCTTGATAATATTAATAAGTTTTTAACTGATGTTCAAAATGATTTGGGAATTGTATCTGGATCAATTGGTGGAGCAAGAGATTTAATTGGTGGTATTAGTGGAAGTATTACCTCTGCGCTAAGTTTCGAAAATATTAAAATTAATATTTTCGGGTGTGATTTAAAACCAAATTGTGCAGTATCAGATTATTATACCCTACAAAATGGTTCTGGTGCTGCGGAGGATCCTCAACAACCAAGACCGGCGCAAGTTGATAAAGCGGCACAAGGAACTCCGATTGCTCCACAAACTGCCGAAAAACCATATGCGCAACCAGGTCAAAATGAACCTGATCTTAAGTTCCAATCTTATTAATAAATATCAATAAAGAAAAGGGGATATGTCTTTTAATTTATTTGCAGCGCCTACTATAGATGATGTTAGAGTTGGGTATATTGATCCAACTCTTGGTTTTGTTGATGGTGTCTCCATTTGCGAAGCAAATGAGTATGCAAAGAATAATCCCGGAACAACTTTTATTTTTAGGGATGGGGATAATAATTTACAATATTTAAGTATTAATGAAGTTAACCGCCTTACTCCAAATGATTTGACTACAACTCAAGGCGAGTGTGGTGGTATTCAGCAATATAAAGAATGTGGACCGCCAAGAATTCAATTTTTTGGTGGTGGGGGGATAGGTGCTGCTGGCAATCCTGTTATTGGTAGAGATGGATCTTTACTTGCTGTTGATGTTATTAGAGGTGGACATGGTTATCAATATTCGCCGATTGTTTCTGCTAGAGATGATTGTCAATTTGGTAATGGTTCAGTACTGACTGCAGTTCTTGGAGAAACTGCAGATGAAACAGAAGTTTTTGAAGGGGAAGAGGATTTTGAAGAATATGAAATTTGTGAAGATACTGATGTTGGATATGGTTTAAAATATGGACCCAATGGAGAAGAAGTTGGTGTTTGGGAACCTCAAACTTATACGAGAGTAGGTGCGGATCCAATCCAAAGAGAAATTGAAATATTTCAAAAAGCACTTAAGAAACCTTTTTGGACTACAAGAGAAAGTCAACCCGATAGAGTTTTTACTGATGAAAAATCATATGCAACGCAAGATACCACATCAGTAACTTTTCCAGATTGGGGAGAGTTTATGAATCAATATGCAGTTTCTCCTATTATGCCATCTGATGTTACTGGAAGTGATGAAGCGGGAAGAATCTTTTCGATGGAATGGGAGTTGAATTTTCCTATAAGTGGGGAATATATTTTTAGGGGCGTATGTGACAACATATCACAAGTTTATATTGATGATAGTTTGGTTGGAGATTTGAGAGGATTTAAGGATAATCCATCTCCGCTACAAAAAACAATTTCTGAGGGCAATCATATTCTAAAAGTTGATTTATTAAATATTCCAATTACGAAAAAAGTATCTACCACAACTACAAGTTCTAAATCAAATTTAAAACCAGAATTTATCCAACAAGGATCAAGTTTTTATCTTAAAGTTGATGGATCTGGATCTGGAGAAATTTCATTCTCTATGGATGTGGATGATAGTCCTTATATTGCTGGAATAGCAGCTAGAGAAGTTGTTATACCAACAGATTCGGGAAATGTAAAATTAAAAAGAGATCCTATTAAACAAAAAGATAGTGATAAAGGATCCGGAAAGTTTACTGGTGGTAAAAAGTATGGGCCCATTCAAATCATAGGTGCTG